CCCCAGGGGCGCCGCGGTCCAGCCGGACGTCGTTGCGAGGTACATCTTGTCCTCGACGACCGGGTCGGCATCGGCTGCGCGGAAGGCGTAGACGTCGCCATCGTAGACCGCAACCCCCTTCACGGGTCCTGTCCCGGGTACCTTCGCGGGGTTGCTGACGACCGTGATGGTCGCCGTGCTGGCGGTGCCCGGGAAGGTGGCGGCGCCCGTGACCATCTCGCCGGAGTCGTCTTCAACGCCCTCGACAACGAGGGATCCGGCGGCGTCCCCATCATTCCACGTACCAGAGGAGATCGAGGTGTAGACCACCTCAGCCTGGATGCCGCCAACCATGATCAGACCGCCCACGGCAGGCGCAGAATTTCCGGACCCGTTGGTGTAGGTGAGGGTGATCAGGCTGCCGTCATACAGGACGTAGCCCGGGACGGAGGTGTAGCCGCCGCCCATGTCGCAGGTGTAGTTGTAGAGCAGGCGCCCGCGACCGGGAGACATCTCCATGCCAGACGACACGAGATCCTCACCGCCGCGGAGCGAGAAATGCTGGGACCGGTTAGCCATCCCGATCAGCCCCCAATGCCAGGGCGATCAGAGGAAGCGGCTGACCCCTCGGGTAAGTGGCTCATTCAGGAAGCTCCCTAGCTTGACGGTTGGACGAATCATCTGGTCGTCTTTGAGCCTAGCCAGGAGGTCCTCGTACCTGATCTGACCATGTTGCACGGCTTCCGGTGCGTTATAAAACAAGCCGTAGTCCATTAGAGCGCGGTAGACCGTGATGAGTTCAAACTCCTCCGGGATGTTCGGGGTGTCTGCCGCCAGGGTCATCTTCACCGGGCGCTTCACGTACTCGAAGTCGATCGTGTACCCGGCGGTCGTGTAGTCGGCGAAGCGCAGGGCGCCCGCGGGCGTGAGCGTGCAGACAGCCGGGGGCTGATCGGCAGCCGGGACGTAGGTCCGGTACTTCTCTTGGAATAGCGACCAGTCCAGGAAGGTCACCTCGTGCTTGACGCTGCCCAGGGTGGCAACGACCGAATTGGGCTCGATGCGCTTGGGGACAGCCGTGATGGTGTAATCCCGGGTGGCGGTGACGGTGGGCGTGATCTGGTAGAACCCGTGCATGAAGCGCCAGTTGTCGTGCAGGGACTCGACGTCCACCGCAGCCTGCTGGATCCAGCTCACGAGGTTGTCGTACATGCCGGTCTGGTTGGTGACGGCAGACGGTCCGTCGCCCTGCACGCCGGCTTCACGTCGGAGCGCCTGCGAGAGCTGTAGCCAGGTTCGCTTAGCCATTGGTTACCCCCGCAGGTTACAAGAAGGAGAGGACCCCTGGGGGCATTGCACCCCCAGGAGGTGGGTCACTTAGACCTCTAGGACGGGAAACTTCTTGTAGTGCACGCGGTACTTGCCCGCGGAGTCATCAGCAGTGTCGACATCCATCGTCAGGTAGACGGTGGCGCCAGTGCGGTTGACGTAGGGGACTTGAAGACCGGGAGTGAACACGCCAGCGCCGAGATCCTGGGCGTTGATGAACTGGTCCTCGTCGATCTCGGTAGCGGAAGCGTCATGCAGCCCGACGTTGATGGCGGCGCTGGCGGTGCCGGCCGTCACAATGTCCATGCCCAGGACGATGACGCCCTCGTTGTCGTAGACGGGCACCAGCTGGCGGGGCGCGGCTTGGGCGATGGTGGACCGAGTGCAGTCCACCTCGACCATCTGCCACTCACGCCCAGGCTGGGACTCGTAGTCCTCAGACTTGAGGTAGGTAGTAGCTCCGTATGCCATTTTCAATTCCTCCGAAAGTGTGCCCGGGGGTTACCCGGGCGTGATCAGGTGTGTCAGGTTAAGAGGCTGCGGCAGCAGTCCCGTCTTCCTCGATCCAGTTGGTGCCGTCGTGCCAGACGAGAGACGGAGATCCCTGGGCGCCGTTGGAGCAGAATGCAATCTGCCCAGCAGTGCCAGCAGGAAGCGTCGCGACGGTATAGATCGGAAGCTGGATGGGAACCGCAGCCGTCACCTTGCCAGACACGGTAAGGGCGCCGTTTACGGTCGTCGGACCGAATCTAGGCTTGTCACGAAGGTTCATGGTGATCCTCCTTAGCCCTTGACGATGTAGCCGACCGCCAGGGCGTCAGCGTTCACCACCTTGTAGCCGAAGATGTTCAGACCGCGGACCAGGTCGCCGAAGTCATTCGGGTTCCGGAGGTTCTCGACCTTCGCGATCTGGGAGGCGAAGGCAAGACCCTGCGGGTGACCGGCGAAGATCTTCGTGTACGAGGAGCCGGAGGTCGGCAGGTTGTTGGAGCGGAAGATCTCGAAGCGGTCGATGATGCCGATACGACCGTTCCGGAGGATGGAGCCACCGTCGCCAGACAGCGAGGCATCCTTCAGGTCGGACTTCTTGATCATGCCGCAAGCCCACGCGGGCAGGATCAGCCAGCGACCAGTCTCCGGGATGTTGACCTCGTCAAGAACCGTGCCCAGGTCGACGATGTAGTCGAGGATCGTGGCGGCGGTCAGGGACTCGGGGGAGCCCGAAGAGCCCAGGTCGATGTTGGCGGAGATGGCGCCAGCGGCGGTGCCACGGTTGGTCGAAGAGATGTTGGCATCAGAGGTGCCGGCGAAACCGACGCCCTGGTAGCCAAGGACCCGGCGGTCCACCTTGATCTTCATCTGCTCAGACGCGTCCTCGGAGAACTTCGACATGAGCTTGAGATCGGACTGGTGGGCATCGACGTCCATCACCTCGAAGCCGAAGCTGATGGCTTGGTCCACCGCCATCTCGATCTTGGTGGAGCCGGGCTTCTGGTACTGGATGCCGCCGCCGACCACGTAGTCGTTCACGGCGATGTCAGGGATAACGCGGATCTCGACCACGTCACCCAGGTTCTTCACCTCGCCTTCCCAGTCGGTATTGGCGATGGCACCAAACACGGTCGCCTCGTAGAACTTGGGCGCCATGTTCGTCGACCATACAGCGGGGATGAACCCCATGGTCCCAGCGGAGCTGTAATCGGGGTGACCCCCGGCGCGAGTCGGTCCAGACATGGTTGAATCTCCTTTTCAGATACTCGCCCGGGGCGGTTTCGTTCAACCCCGGACTCGGTTCTCTCGTAGCGCAGCCTGGAATTCAACTTGAAGCTTTTCGATCTGCTGAGTCTTCTCGGACGTCATTCGACCGCCCTTCATGACCCCGTAGATCGTGTCCTGGAACTCCTTCTGAGTCCAGATCTTCTTCGAGCCGGCGTTCGGGGACTGAGCCCCAGCCTGGGCACCACGGGGGGTGACCTCGGCTTTACGCGACGGCGGCGCATGTGCCTTTTGGAACTCCTGGAAGATCTGAGCCATAGCTCTCACGTTCCCGGCTGCCTTGGCATCCTCGCCCAGCTTTCGCCACTTCTTGCCCGACGCAGGATCGACGGAGTTGAGGAACGTGGAGAACCTCGGGTCGTCGTCGATCTGCGGGGCTTCAGCAACGATTTCCTGGACTCTGCCCCAGAACGAGGTCTCCTCGCTCTTGGCGCTTGCCGCTGCCTCAGCACGTTCCCGCGCCGACACGGTGTGAGCAACCTGCTCCAGCTGTCGGCGCAATTCCGCGTTCGCTTCCTTCGCCCTAGCCTCGGCGATCTTGGCGATACGTTGGGCGTTTTCAGGTCCGAGCGACTCGATGTCCTCCTCGCTCAGTACGCCCTTTGGGATGTAGTCCCTCGGTACGCTGTCCTTCAGTTCCTTGTTCTGGTTGATGAGCTGCTCCACTTGGTAGCGGAGGCTCGCCAGCTCAGCGGACTGCGTTGTCGTCAGAGTGCGCAGTTCATGGATCGTCTGGTCTGCGTGCGCCTTGTAGCCCTTGAACCGCTTCTCGTAATCCTCGGAGGGGGCGACCTTCTGCTCCTGCTCCTGGGGCTCGGTCGCCTCAGGCTCGGGGATAGGAAGGGGCTGAGCCCCAGAGGAGCCTTCAGTCGGCTCTGCTACTTCGACGGGCTTGACCTGGTCCTTGTTCAGCGCCTCGTACGCCGAAGCGATTGGTCCCGGTAGATTCACTGCCATGCAAGACCTCCAGACCCCGGGGTGGGGTGATTGGTCAGTTAGAACTCCAGCAGTTCTTGCAGTATCCTTGCCGCGCCCTGGTAGACCTGAACGTCCGCGAGAGGAGCAACTCGGAGCTGCTCATCGATGGTCGCTAGGCTTGCCTGGAGATAGCGGCGCAGGAACGCGCTGGTGTGAAGCTCTTCCCTGAGTAAGTCTACTTCCCTTGCTGTCGCAATGGGGTTCAGCATGATTGACACTCTGTGTTGCGGAAAGGTTCCTTAGAGCCCGGGCTTTCCTTCTTGCTTTAGCTGAAGCTCGGCGTTGAAGTGCCGGTCCTTCTGCTTGAGCGTGAGGACGTCCTTGGTCATCTTCGCCTTCTCAGCCTCGAACTTGGACTGCCCGGACTTCTCCATCTGGGACTGGATCCCGGTCAGGCGCATCTGCTCCACCTTGAGGCTGTGGTCGCGCTGCTTCTCCCGGTCCTCCATCTCCAGCTTCTGGTCCTCGATGCGGCTCTTGTAGGCGATCTCGGCAGCCTCGACGCGCGGATCCTTGGGCGCCTGCTGGCTCTGCTTGAGCTTGCGGTACTCGGCGAGGATCTGCATGATCTCCTCGTCCTCGGGGAACCGGTCGCTTTCGATGTCCAGGTCCTTCGCCGTCTCGGTCAGGATGGCGAGGCGGATCTGCTCGATGACCCCGTCCATGCCTGGGATCTGTGTCTCGGGCGTGTTCTGGATCGCGTTCAGCAGCTCGATCCGGCGCTGGCGGATGGCGGCGCGCTCAATCAGCGAGCTGGACCCGCGAGCCACGACGGAGATGTCGCCCTTCACAGACACGTCGGTGTCGTAGAGCATGTTCAAGAGGAACTGGTCATAGATCCGGCGGACCACGACGCCCTCCTCTAGGTTCTCGACGGCGTGCCGGATGACCTTGGAGCTGTTCTCCAGGAGCATCGACAAGCCGTTCATGGTTTGGGCGGCACCCTGCATGCCCTGGTCCGCCCCGTAGTTCCACCGGTAGATGCCGGTCACGTCACCCGCCAGCTCCCAGTAGTGCTGGAACACCCCGATCAGCTCCTTGGCGTTCGAGCTGGGCTGGAAGAACTTGATCGGCTCCTGGGTCGCGCCCGGCTTGGACACGACCTGCCAGACCTTGAGCGGGTAGACCGAGGTGATCGACTCCTCGCCCTTGGGCAGCTGGTCAATCGCGATGACCACCTGGGGTCCCGCGGCGATGCCCATGTTCTTCACCAGGGCGCGCATGCTCGCGTTGCAGATGTCCTCCAGGTGCTTGACCTGGAGCGGGGGCGAGGACCCGTGGAACTGCCCAGGGATGGAGCGCCAGCACGCCTTGTAGTAGGGGCGGTGATCGAGGGGGTGCGTGTTGCGCACCACGCGCAGGACCTCGTTGCCGCAAAGCCACACGTTGGTGTCGTAGTACTCGTTGTCCTCGACGTCCTCGACGCCGTACTCCGCCAGATCGGACCCTTTGACCTGCATCCAGCAGGACAGGACGTCGATGAGGGTCCCCTTGTCATTCGAGTTCAGGCGGTAGTTCTGCTCGACGTCATTCCGGGATGCGTCCTGCCAGCTCCACAGCCAGCCCCCGGTGGGCGGGTTCTCAAGGATCTTGTCCACCGCCTCGGCGATGTAGCCCGGTCCGCGGCAGCGCGCCAGCTCGTAGTCGCGAAGGCGCATGCGGTGGATCCAGGGACCGTCGTTGACCCCGACCATGCCGGGCGCCCAGAAGACGTCGAACGGGGACACGCGCAGGTCCACGTCCTTGATCAGGTTCACCCGCTTGGGCTTGCCGCCCTTCCACCGCAGCGTCGGCTCCTCGACCGTCACACGCTGGAGCACGGCGTAGGGGTAGGTCGCGAAGTCCTCGATGAACTCGCTTAGGGCACCGTAGAAGCCGGACTCGACCAGCTGGTCGGCGATCTTCTGCTCCATCCGCTTGCAGGCGACGGCAGCCTCGCGCTCCAGCTTCTTCATCTGGGCGGTCACCAGCTCCGTCTTGCGCCCGGTCTGCTCGGGCAGGGGGCGGATCATGGCGTCAGCATTCAGCTGCTGATCAACCAGCTTGCGGTTCTCCTCGGGCAGGTCGGGGATCGGGGTGGGGCTCAGCGACCAGGCGCGCTCAGCCGCGGGCAGGGTGACCTGCGACACGCTCGCCGCGCCGGAGATCGACTGCATGGCAGCCAGGGGGGCGTAGACCGCCTCGCCGCCGGACTGCTCGATCAGAGATTTCTTGGCATCCGGGTACCGGGCGGCGCGCATCAGGTGGCACGCCTCCAGGTCCGCATCGACAGCATCCTGCCGGTGCTGCACGTTCGCTTGCCATTGCGTCCAGACCCTGGAA